TGTATGAACGCTAAAGTTTTAGATTATAACGCCGTAACCTATCTTGTTGGATTAGACAGCGTACTTGGCGAAGGATTAGCTTCAACAGGTACAACAACGGACTTTGGTTTGTTCTTAGAGTCTATTGAACTTGATTCAGGTGCTGCTTTGAGTGACGGCTCAGGAGTTACCTTAAAGTTAACAGCAGTTCAAGGAGAGTTACCTTACACAGTAGCATAATAGTAAATAGATACTATTTGTTTATAAATAATTTAATGGGTGAAACTACGGGAGTAGCCCATTATTTTTCTTATATTTGTATAATCATTATTCTATAAGTTGTGGCTAAAAGAGAAAGAGATTCTAAAGGTAGGTTTGTAAATAAAACTTCAGACATTATAAACAGGAAAGCAACAGGTAAACTTAAGTTTGACGTAGTTAGCTTGGGTAGTATGCCTAATTTCCTAGAAAGAGAAAGAGTTGTAGAAGGTAAAGGCTTTTATAAGTTTGGAGACGACAATATGTTCCCTCAATACTTAGCTGAACTAAAGCGAAAGTCAAGTACGCATAGAGCTATCTTATCTCAGAAAGCCACTTACACAGCAGGTAGTAAAATAACTACCGCAAATGCAAAACTAGAGCCTTACATAAAGGAAGTTAACCCTTTAGGTCAGTCTTTAAGAAACCTTTTTAGGTTAGTTGTAGATGATTTTTATACGTTTGGTAATTCATATATAGAATTTGTTGAATATGAAGGTGGTTGTAATATGTATCACATTGATTCAACAATGGTTCGTGTTGGTCAAAAATTAGAGTCTGTATACATAAATCCTGATTGGAGTCATTATGATGTTTCAGATAAAGAGGTTCGTAAAGTGCCTATGTTCCCCAACTTTAAGAATGGTCGTTCTGTTCTTATGTTTAAGGATTATGAAAGCGGATTCCAACGGTACGGTATCCCTGATTATATTGCTGCTGCTGAAAGCGGTTCTATAGAGATTGACTACCTTATACAAAAATATAACAGGTCTAAGTTTGAAAACGGATTTATGCCTTCAGCTATTATTGAAATAGACGGAGCTATGAGTGACGGAGAGGCTGAGGAATTAATTTCTTTAGCTCAAGACAAGCTTACGGGAGAAGGTAACAACGGTAAAATACTTTTCTTAGTTAAGGATGGAACAGGAGGAGGAAGCTCTAATGTTCAGATTCTTAAAGACGATAAGGATGGTAGCTTTATGGAGTATCAAGAGCTTACCCGTAACAATATAGTTACAGCACATAGATGGCAACCCGCTCTTTCAGGTATCGTTTCTAGTGGTAAAATGAATAACACAGGTAGTGAGATTAGAATTTCTTACGATTTGGTTATGAGGACTGTAATACAAGATACTATAGAGCAAGTATTCAAGCCGATGAGAGACGCTTTAGGTAAAGTGCTTTCGTTAGATGCTTCTGATTTAGAGGTTCAATTTGAATCTCCTATAGGATTTGCTGCTGATATAGATATTACTAAAATTGCTGACGTAAATGAATTAAGAGCCTTAATTGGATTAGAAGAAAGACCTGATTTAGACGATGTTTATTTAGAAAACTTAAAAGACAAATAGTATGGCTGCGGTAGACTACAGACAATACCCGAACTTAATAACAGCTTCAGAGGTTGTGTCGAAGGTAATGACTAACTCTAATATGGATTCTTCTATAATAGATGACGACATAATACTTATAGCCGAACTAACCCACGTAAAGCAAAGGTTGGGAGACTACTTTTGGGGTATTCTAAGAAAGGGTCAAGGCTCTTCTTATACCCATACATCTTCCGAATCCACCTTGTTAGAAAATTACATTAAACCATGCCTTGCTTTGTACGTTAAATACGAGGTTTTAAACGATATGCAGTACAATACTTCCTCTTCGGGTGTAACCACTAATGATGACGATTGGAGCGACCCTGTGTCCTCTAACGAGATGTCAACATTAAAGAGTGATACCTTTAGGAAGGCTGAAATATTAATGAAGGATATGATTTATTGGTTAGACGACAGCGATAACAAAGGTGTATTCCCTAACTACGAAGTTGGTAGTAACGATAAGCATACAGATGGCGACAACGTAACTAGACTTGGTGGTATATTAGCTTACGGAAACAAAATTAACAGATACAATTCGGTCAATAAAAAAGACAGAGGGTATTACAATTAAATAAGAAGATATGCCTACAGATGACTACTCAAATTCAGCGTCAAGCTACAAGCTTTTATTTTCAAGTCAATCAAGGAGTAATGACTCAGCAGCAGTAACGGCTAACGAGCAGTTTGATAGAGATAATTTACTTCACTTTGTTGAGGAGAAGTTTAAAACGAATAAAAAGGGAGGGGTTTCTCTTCTTAATTTAAGAGCTTTATTTCACACTCTAATAAAGTCAGTATCTATGGTTTCTGACGACAATAATCTTGCACTTATTGGTCAAAGAAGCGGTCAAATAAGCAGTACGAGTGCGAGTAGGTTTTACTTTGGTAACTCTAGCTACGGTTTTAATAACACTAGTTGGAGTTCTTACAGTAGTAGTCACACATTGCTAAGGTCATCAGAATCAAATGCAGCGATGAAAGTTCCTTTTCAAATAACTTACCCAACTATAAAAGGGTCTATTCAAAATTCATCATCAACAGGTAATGTAACTATAAAAGCTTACTATACAGACCAAGATAACGGCAGTAGTTCTTACGTTCAAAACCCCGTACTTATAGGTTCTAGGGTTGTTAATTGTGCCATAACGGATACTAACTACGACTTTACCTTGCCTGTTGCTGATATTAAGATACCCGCTAATAAGCTAATATGGATTTTAGTCCAAAACACAGGCTATTCTTCTTCCGTAGAGTATCTTAGAATAGCTCTTAGCATTTACGGTAATACGCATCCTTCAAATTGGACTTCTAGTTAATAAATAACAATTCGATGGGCGATTGGCAACAAATAATAATAACAATAATAGGAGTTCTTGGTTCGGGAGCTGCGTGGAAATTCCTAGAGTCTAGGATGAAACTTCGGGCTTACGAGAGGCAGTCTATTAATGAAAATAGTGACGGAGTGCAATATAGAGATGACTTAAAGAATAGAGTAATAAACCTAGAATCTTTACTAGCAACTTCCGCTACACAAAAAGACGAGCTTATGGATACTGTATTAAAACTTACAGCTCAAGTCTCTGAACTTAATGTTAAGGTTGATTTTTTAGAAAGGGAAAATGAAAGACTTAAAAATAAGTAACACCAATAATCTATAAACAATAGACGATGCCTAAAGAGAAAGATTCTAGACTAAAGAACATTGGAGTTGATGGTTACAATAAACCTAAAAGAACTCCTAACCATCCTAAGAAGTCACACGTAGTTGTAGCTAAAGAGGGTGATAAAGTCAAGACTATTAGGTTTGGTGAGCAAGGAGCTAGTACAGCGGGTAAGCCAAAAAAAGGTGAAAGCGATAAGATGAAGGCTAAAAGAAAGTCCTTTAAAGCTAGGCATGGAAAAAACATAGCTAAAGGCAAAATGTCGGCAGCTTATTGGTCAGATAAAGTAAAGTGGTAGCTATGAGGAACTTTTTAAAGGATTGGATTCAAGCTATGATAAGTTTAATAAAAGACAGATGAAGGTAGTTTTAAATAGATTAAACGACACAGGTAAAGAGACTTTAGGTGTTCTTACCGTTCATGATGATTTAAACGAGGTATTTTCTTGCAAAACTTTAGAGTTGTCTTGGAAAGATAATAAAAGAAATTTATCTTGCGTGCCTAGAGGGGAGTATAAATCTAACGTAAGGTTTTCTGACAAGCATGGAGAACATTTCATTTTAAACCAAGTAGAGGATAGAGATTACATTCTTATTCACGCAGCAAACTATCACTTTCAACTTCGAGGTTGCATCTCTTTAGGTGTCAACTACTTAGATATAAATAAAGACGGAGAGCTAGACGTTATTTCTAGTAGGGATACTTTAGATGAATTACTATCTATACTTCCCGATTCATTTAACATAACCATAATATAGAAACTATGAT